TTTCATATGAGGAATATTAAATGAAGTTTAGAAGTGGTTCAGAAGAAAAGGTTTATAAATTTTTTAAAGATAAAAAAATAAGAGTTAAATATGAACCTACTAAATATAGCTATGAGTGGCATGAAACTAAAACTTATTGTCCTGACTTCTTACTACCTAATGGTACTTACATAGAAGTTAAAGGACGATTAACAATAGAGATGAGAAAGAAACATTTGTTTTTTAGAAAATGTAATCCTAAAATTTTAATTAGGTTTGCGTTTGATAATCCAAATAAAAAGTTAAACAAAGGTGGTACTATGACTTATGCAGGTTGGTGTATTAAACACAACTTTGATTACTGTAAAATTAGTGATGGTATTCCTACACATTGGTATAATGCTACAACATGATAATTTTTTACACACAATTGAACAAAACATGGTCAGCTCAACAAGTGCTGAGAGGACACTATTCCTTGCAGTTATTTTACAAGCACTTCTTGATGCTACACAAAAGGATACTCAAGACTTGGAAAGTCATAAGTATAAACGTGAAGCTATCTTATGGTTTACTACTAAAAATGGTAAACGTAAAGATGACTTTGAATACATATGCGAACTCGCAGATATTGAACCAAACTATATGCGAGGGGTAGCTATGGAAATATTAACATTAAAACGAACTAACTTTGTTCGTAATCATATAAATGCTTTATTGACTTATAAAGATAGCTATGATAGAATTAAACATAAAAATAGAAAGGGGAATTAATTATGTTACCAACTGAATATCAAAACTATATTGCCATCTCTCGTTATGCGAGATGGATTGAGAAAGAAAACAGAAGAGAAACATGGAGTGAAACTGTTGAACGATATGTTAGTTATATGCAAGGACGTTATGAGAAACTAACTAATAAAAAATTAGATAAGAAAGAAAGAGATAGATGGGTTGATGCTATCACTACATTAAAAGTTATGCCTTCAATGAGAGCATTGATGACTGCAGGTCCTGCCTTAGACAAAGATAATGTAGCAGGATTTAACTGTTCATATGTTGCTATTGATAATGTAAGAACCTTTGATGAAATAATGTACATACTTATGTGTGGTACTGGTGTAGGGTTTAGTGTTGAAAGACAGTACGTTGATAAACTTCCTGAGATTGCAGAGAAGTTTCATACAACTGAAACAGTTATTAAAGTTAGAGACAGTAAGATAGGTTGGGCAAAGTCTTATCGTGAACTTATTGCTATGTTATATGCAGGACAGATACCACAATTTGATATGTCTCTTGTCAGACCTGCAGGTGCTAAACTAAAAACATTTGGTGGACGTGCTAGTGGTCCTGACCCATTAAGAGATTTATTTAAATTTAGTATTGAGACATTTCAAAAAGCTAGTGGTAGAAAACTAACAAGCATTGAGTGTCATGATATTGTATGTAAGATTGCAGACGTAGTTGTTTGTGGTGGTGTAAGACGTTCAGCTTTAATTAGCTTGTCTAATCTTTCAGACATTAGAATGAGAGATGCAAAGACTGGTCAATGGTGGGACAATAATCCACAAAGAAGTTATGCCAATAATTCTGTAGCTTACACTGAAAAACCTGACATAGGTACATTCATGAAAGAGTGGGTATCTCTTTATGATTCTAAATCAGGTGAACGTGGTATCTTTAATAGAGTTGCATCACAAAAAATGGCAACACGTTCAGGTAGAAGAGATGGTGAATATGATTTTGGAACTAATCCATGTTCAGAAATAGTTCTACGAAATAAACAATTCTGTAATTTATCTGAAGTAGTTGTAAGACCTGATGATACTGAAGAAACTTTAAAAGAAAAGGTAGAGATAGCTACAATCTTTGGTACACTTCAATCAACTTTATCAGACTTTAGATATTTAACTAAACAATGGAAAGATAATACTGAAGAGGAAAGATTACTAGGTGTTTCATTAACTGGTATCATGGACCACAAAGTTTTAGCAGGTGATATATTTAATCAGAATGCTTTAAAAGATATGTTAATTAATCTTAAAGAACATTCAATTAAAACAAATAAAAAGTGGGCAGAGATGTTAGGAGTTAACCAAGCTACTGCTATTACTTGTGTGAAACCTTCAGGAACTGTATCACAATTAGTTGACTCAGCTTCAGGTATTCACCCACGTTATTCACCTTACTATCTTAGAACTGTTAGAGCAGATAAAAAAGACCCATTGTGCGACATGATGTTAGACAAAGGTTTTTATGGTGAAGATGATGTAATGAAACCTAATGATACAAAGGTTATATACTTTCCTATGAAGTCTCCAACAAGTTCAATTATGAGAGATGCTAAATCTGCTATTGAACAACTAGAGATATGGAAGATGTATCAGCTACATTGGTGTGAACACAAACCTTCAATTACAGTTTATGTAAAAGAAGAGGAGTGGTTACAAGTTGGTGCATGGGTGTACGAAAACTTTGATGTAATGAGTGGTGTTTCATTCTTACCACACTCTGACCATTCATACAAACAAGCACCTTATCAAGAAGTTGATAAGAAAACTTATGAAGAATGGTTAGCTAAGACCCCAAGAAATATTAATTGGATGGACTTAACTAACTATGAGAAGGAAGATACAACTACTTCATCAAAAGAACTTGCATGTACTGCAGGTGCTTGTGAAATAGTTTAATTTTTTATTGACTTTATGATTAAAAGAATATATAATTATTTATTTAATAATCAATTAACAGTTAATGATTATTTAAAATATAGAAATAATATGTGGGAACATTATTGTGAGGTTGAAAAAGATATTATAGGTACAGAAAAAGGTAAGCCTTGTAATTGGTGTGATGAAACTGAAAGGAAAGATAAATGAAAAGAATAATAATTGGTGGACTTTATATGCTTTTAATAGTTTTAGTTAGTTCAAGTTTTATTTAAGGAATAAATATGTTTATAAATGCAAGAACAACACATAAGGAAGAAATAATTCATCCTTTACCTAAAGAACAAACTAACTTTGTTTTTATAGGTTATGATTCTCGTGAAGATATAGCTTACAGAGTATGTGAAAATTCATTAGCTAGACATAGCTCAAGACCCTTAACAATCATTGATTTAAATGTTTCTCATTTAAGAAGTAGTGGTCATTTTACTAGAGAGTGGAGAGAAGATAATGAAGGACAAAAATATGATGTGCTAGATGACAAACCTTTTTCAACAGAGTTTAGTCATACTAGATTTCTATGTCCTCACTTAGCTAAAATAAATAAGATGAAAAATTGGGTTATGTTTTGTGATTGTGATTTTTTATTTCTTAAAGATATAGACAAACTATTTAAGTTTGTAGAAGAGAACTATGCTGATAAAGCTGTTGCATGTGTTAAGTTTGACTGGCAACCTACTGAAGATACTAAGATGGATAATCAAAAGCAACTTGGATATGATAAGAAACTTTGGTCTTCTCTAATGTTATTTAATATGAAACATAAAGATGTAAAAAATTTAACAAGTGATGATGTAAATACTATGAAAGGTTTAGACCTACATCAATTTAAATGGACAAGTGATGACCAGATAGGAGAGATACCTGCTAGTTGGAATCATATTCCTGGTGTTTCACAATTAAAAGAAAGTCCTAATGCTATACATTTTTCTCTTGGTGGTCCTTGGTTTGGTGGTAAGTTTGCAACTATGCAATTTGCTCAAGACTGGGAAGATGAAAAGCTTTTATATAGAAATACTATAAATGAAACAAGACCTACAAAGATGGTAACATATTAATATGAATAAAGACACAATAAATATCGTAACTTCCTTTAGTCCAAAGGGATGGGAAACTTATGCAAAGAAAATGATTGACTCAGTTGTAAAGTTTATGGCTGATGATTTACATTTAACTGCTTACTATCATGACTTTACTGATGAACAGATAAAAGAGTTTCCTAAATCAAATAAAATAACATTTAAAAATCTTAATAAGGTAGACGAAATGATTACCTATCGTGAAGAAATGAAACTTCATGATGGTACTGAAGGTGGTAAGATGCCTTATAACTGGAGATTAGATGCCATTAAATGGTGTCACAAAGTGTATGCTCTGACTGACTTCTCCTTCAAGTTGGTAGAAAAGAGTGTACAAGTAGGGTGGGTAGTTTGGTTAGATGCTGACATTATCCTTAGAAAGCCTGTTAATAAACAAGACTTGTTTGGAATCATTCCCCTAGGTTCTGAACTCGTCCACTTAGGTAGGAAAGATGTGGACTATAGTGAAACATCTTTCATGGCTTTTAATCTTAATACTATCCCACCCCTTGATTTACTAGGAGATATGAGAGGTCTTTATAATAGTCACGAAGTTCTTTCATATAGAGAATGGCATGATGGATTTATCTTTGAAAGATTATTTAATATCTATGGTGCACATGGTTTAAAGAAACATAGTTTAACACCAGAAGTGAGAGGTTTAGATGCGTTTAATAATTCTCCTTTGGCAGATTACTTTGAACACTTCAAGGGCAATAGGAAGGATTTGTTATCTAACAAAACCACACCTGATGTCGTTGGTCCAAAGAGGTACAAACAGTTGGCTGATGTCATCAGACATTACAAGTTTTCAAGAATACTGGAAACAGGTACATGGAATGGTGGTCGTGCTATTGAAATGGCACTGGCAGCTTTTGACAACGTAGACAAAGTTTACTATG